AGCATACTCAACTGCACCCATATCTCCGCCAGTCTCCTCATGCTTCACAAATTCATACCATGTCCGCACTTTCAGATGGACTGGTTTGTATTTTTTTCCATCAATCACAAGCTCCGGGACCACCGGAGCTGTTTTCTTTTCTGCCATAATCAGTCAATCTCCTTTCATGATCCGGATCCTGTTTTAGTACCGCCCCCTGCGGGAGCCGCGGGCTCCACACCGTCATACCATTTATCGCCGGTGTCTTTGACATATCCTTCTGCGTCCTCGTCAGCCACACGTTTCCACGCCCGGTCAAATTCCCGGGTTACAAATTTACCGGTCAGTTTCGGCGTGTTCCACTGGATATTGTTTGTTTTCGTCTGGAAATTTTCTTCCGGTTCCTGGAATTTTCCTTTCAGAATCTTCACAAATTTTTTGCTGCCGTTGTTCTTCTTGGACTCAAACAGTAACGCCACATCCGGGGGCGTATCCGTAGACTTATAGTCCACCACTCCGGCGTTAACCGTATGCCCCAGCAGTGCTGCAATCGTTACCAGATCCAGCTGCGCCATGTTGAGACTCACCTCAATATCACCCAATGCCGCCGCCGTCGCAAACGGCGCATCATCTGCATAAAGACTGTCAATATTCCCATTGGTTTTCACATCAATGGAGATGACGCCCGGAACAGCCACGGGAGCATCATATGTTACTCCTGTAGCATCATCTTTTGTCAATACTGCATAATGCAGATTGTTGACTCCTACCTGTACACCTCTGCTCATTATTTATTCCTCCTCCGCTAATATATATCTCATAACTGTAAATCTAAGTGCCTTATCCTTATAGCCGTTATCATCAACGTACCGCTCTGTATATTGCCGCATCCATCCCAGGTCGGCCATAATCGGCCTCACCGCGTCAACGATCGCCTGATCATCTCCGTCAGTCGTGACGATACTGATCTGCACTGTTACTCTGCGGGCGATCTCAGTGTCATCCGCATACATATGCGGAGTATCATTAACTACCTGATAGACAACAATAGGATAACGGCCGGAGCTGTCAGTCATGTTGCTGACGACTCCGTCCTCTCCTCCGTGGAGCAGCGCAGTCAATGCTGGAGTACCGGTGAGTCTGCTGTACAGGCTATCAATAATATCAGACATGCCGCGCCTCCTCCTTCATTACTCTCTCCAGCCCCGCCTTGTATTCGTCCTTATGGTCATCCATGGCGGGATACAAAAACGGTTTATTAATCCGCGGATCAAATTCTACGATCCGGCCATACTTAACCTTGTTCACCGGGTTTTTCGCATCCGCTACAATCCGGATCTTTTCGCGGTCACGTGTCCACTCCCAGTGGATGGAATCCCGCAGCCGGCCGGTGTCTACCGGGCAGCGGGATTTTGCATCAGCCACAATCTTATCGGCCATCTGCTCCATATATTTGCGGCAGGCATCAACCATGCCCTCACCCCATGTCTGCAGGATAACCTCAAATTTGATGCTGTCATCACGCCTCTTGGCCATTGTCGCTCACGTCCTCAATACACTCTACATACGTCCACCGGTGTCTCATCCCGGCATCAACCGGGGCGCCGATAGCCTTATATGTCCGGCCGTCAGCGACATACCGGTGCGACGGAGTCAGGTCTTTGCGGTATCTCATAATGATCATGACCTTTTGGATGATATTGACCTCGACCGTGGTGGTAAAAATCTGAGACGCACGCGTCTGGACAGCCGCCCATACCACAGGGCCGGCGGTGTAGGTCGTCTTGCGATCTCCCCGGACCGTCTTGGTAATCTGCGGCACCATAATAGTGACTCTCCGGCGGAGCCGACCAATATCCATTGTTTTAAGGATGTTGTCCTCAGTGGTCATGTCTCACTCACCGTCCATGTCTGCAGCTGTGTAATCATTGACCGGATAGTGTAGGAGTAATCCTGCGCTCCGTCATGCGCCATAGTCGGATGATCATACAGCTCATTGATCATGAGCTTTTGGATCATGTCGGCCAGATTGGTAAAATCCGCATCCGCGCCGTACATCTGGTCAAAACCAGTAACAGCACTGCGGACGTGAGACAGTGCCACGCCCATCAGCGCCGTCAGATTGGTATCGTCATCAGTGCTGTCGATACGGAGGAATGCCTTAACGTCCGCAAGTGTCATTATTTTTCACCTCTCATTATTTGCCGGCCGGAACGTTCGCGGCGTCAACAGTCAATTTCAGGCTGGCCAGAGCCGCGGAGTCAGCAACAACCGTATCAAATCTTTCGATCGCGCGGATGTAAATAGCGTTGACCGTAAATCCTGCCTGATCAGATGTAGCAATCTCAACGCCAACCCGGTCAAAAAAGTGGCAGTAATCTGCGAGACTGCCAATGTAAAACGGGATACCGACCTTACCGGATGTGGCAGTATCATTAACCAACAGACTGTTTTTCAGCACCACAATTTTGCGGCCCTTGAACATTTTCTGCGTGGGGTCCGCAATGCTGGTAGTCAGCATCGGACGGCCCTCATTGTCAGTCAGATCGTCCAAATACTGGAATCCACTCTGATTGGTAATGATCTGTGCGCCATCAGAAATCGCCGGATCCAGTGTCAGATTGAGAGTGCGAGAGATGTCCTTATAAGATGTAGCAGCCGCAGCGGTCAGAGCAGACATCTTAGCAAGGATCTGCGCATTTTCGGTGTTGATTGCCTTCCGGGCAAAACGTGTACCGATCAATCCGATCAAATCCACATCAATATCCTGCAGCAGCTGCCTGGCCACCGGGATGATGTCGCCGTAATCCTTGATCTCGTATTTAAGCTGGCCAAAATCAATATCGGACTTCGTAATTTCGTTCAGTTCCTCAAAATTCGCGAGCTGACCGTCTTCTTCTCCAATTGTCGGCTGCGTACCGGAGCGGCTCCCCGCAGGACGGACAGTGCAGAGATCTTTCAGAGCAGTATAGTCGCGGCGGAACTCCAGTACCTGCGCAAACTGTTCGGCCGGAATGAGATATCCACCTTTTTCTGGAGTCGCGCCGACCTGTCCGGGAGTACCGGAAGCGTCATACATCCGCGCATCCATCCGCGTAAATTTCGTACGGTCCAGATAGGCCTTTTCCTCGTCATCCAGTTTCGCGCCGGAAACAGCACCAAAAACCAATTTATTAAAAATGCGATTGCGCATATGCTGTCTTTCAGCCTTGTCCAGCGCATCAATCTGATTTTTCAAAGGGGCCGCGCCACCATTAAAAAACTGTGCCTGTTCGGCTCTTTCCACGCCGATCTGCACTTCCAGTTTGTCCTGCAGGTCTTTCAATTCCGGCAGCTTGGCCTTGGCGTCAGCGATTTTCCCTTCTGCCTGCAGCCCTTCAATGCTCTTTTTCATGGCGTCAAAAATTTTCTTCATTTCTACAGATTTTTTCATTGTTTTACCTCACTTTTTGCATTAAAAAACGCTGGCCAATGCCAACGCTACAGAAACCTCATCATTTAATTTTGTACTATCCGGCGGATTCGGATGGTTGCTCAGCGGATCCACGGCCGGTGGTTTCGGCGGCTCCAGATTCGCCGTCTGCGCATCCTTAATAACAATCCCTGCGGGACGGTTTTTCAGGCGTGCCGCATAGCCGCCAATACACGCCACAGCCTTGAGCGGCGCGGTGGTCGCCACATTAAATGTCTGCGCGGCGTCATCCCCGGACATCCATGTGGCGTTATTGACCATCTCCTTGATCTGGTCAGGCGTCACTCCGTCTTTGGCCCATTTTTGGTACCGCACTTCAATACCATCCTGCAATTTGTCCAGCAGGTCAGCTGTCTTGCGGAGCGTATCGGCATCACCGGACTCCATGGTGGACGGCTTATGGATCATGATGTATGCATTTTCCGGGATTTGCACCACATCACAGGCAAACATAATCTGCGTGGCAATGCTGGCGCAGAGTCCGTCCACGACAGCCGTCTTTTTGCCGGGATAACGCTCCAGCATGGCAGCCATGGCCATACCTGCAAAAACATCACCGCCGCCGGAGTTGATGTACAGAGTCAAATCCTCTCCGTCAAGTCCATTGAGCATGTTTTTTATGTCGGCCGGATAGGTAGATGCGTCGTCTCCCCAGCTCCATCCTTTCATCCGGTCGTCCTCAATGTCTCCGGTAATATACATTTCTGCCGGTTTCCCGCCGGTGCTGTTTTTAATTCTCAAAAATTTCATTCTATCACCTCCTGTTTTTTGTATTGTTCGCAGCCATATTTGCAGTGGCTGCCATCCCCATAGGGACATAGGCCCCATTAATATACAGATCATCCGCTCCCTGTTTCGGTGGCTTTTCCAATGCCTCGCGCGCCTCATTGGGAGAGTAGATCCCGTTATTGACATACCCTGACAGCACTGTCTGCATGGTCTCAATGTCACCCCGCAGCAAATCCCAGGTATTAAATCTAAACGACAACCCCTGCTGCAGTTCGGCCGGACTCAATAATTTATAATTGAGTTCTTCCTCATACCCTTTCAGGATGTATGCCAACGTATCCACCAAAAACGCCAGCTGCTGCATCTCCGAGTTGTCATAGGATGACTTGTCATAGATGTTCAGCTGGTCAGGTTTCACTCCAAACGCCGCCGCAATCTGCAGAGCATTAAAATTCTTCAATTCATAAAACTGACTGTCCGTCAGTTTCAGGTTCAGCGGCTCAATCGTCATCCCCAGTGGCAGCGGGATGATTTTATCCGTGGCTTTGGCTCCAAAACTCAGTATATTTTTGACCAGATTTTTCCGTTTCACCTCGTCCAGATCGCCGGTGTAATGGATAATCGCGTTGGCTGTCAGGCCCCGCTGGTACAGATCGTTTAAAAATTCCTGCGCGTACTTCTCCCCGGCAAGGCTGGATGCAAGAATCTCTCTGGCCGATTTGCCAACCAATCCGTTACTGACGTTATCCGGCATGGATCCCTTAAAATGGAGCACATCCTCAGGATCGATCCACCACTGCTGACCGTTTTGCGGATCCACATAAAAATATACATAGCTCCGGTTGATAAACGGCATGGAGTTATTGATATAGATCTGCATGCTCTGGCTGACCATTGGATAAAGCCCGGTCATGTGCCCGGTCCGGTCTCTGGCTATGTACGCATAGCTATTTCCATAGTGATTTCGAAAAACTTCCAGCATTTTCTTGAAAAAACTTGGCGTCATGCTCTGATTCGGTCGAACTTTCAAAAAATAAACGGCCTCATGGTCGGTCACTTCCTGATTGTTTTTGTCCATCAGGCGGATATCCAGCTTGCCCACGGCCTCTGACAGTACCCGGATACAGACAAAATAAGTCATGACCGACAGGTCCCCGCCCATTCCGGCGCCCGGATTGTTGTTAAAAAAGTCATTGATATCACTCAGATTGATAGTCCCATTGGTGCTGTTCCTGACTTTTTGGCGTCCCGGCGTGTAGATCGGCCCCGCAGCTGTGGGCATCCTTGCCCTTGGCGCGTGGATGTGCCTCACCATAGGATGCTCCCGCGCAGTGTTTCGGTTTATTCTGATCATTTTTTATCATCATCTCCCAGCATTTTATTCATTGCGGCTGCCCATTCATCAACGGCCGCGTTCTGATCAAAATCGGATTGTTTCCGCATAAAGTACAGTTTCCACGCATCAATCGCGGCATCCACCGGATCAATCCTGTGGTCCAACGTGTTTTTATCAATTTTTATCTCACCAAAACTGTTTTGCGTTTCGATAGCGTTGATAATTGACCATGTAAGCAGCGCATTTTTGCGGTTATATTTGATCACCCCGGCCTCAACAGACAGCTGCAGATCCTTGGTAGTGTCTGACAGGCTGCGGGCGGACTGGATAATATCGGTCAGATCACAGCCTAAAAAGTCCAGATCTTCTAAAAATGCACTGGCATTGTGCGGATCGTATCCAACTTCAATAATCTTTATTCCATATTTTCCAATCAAATTTTTGAGATACTGGATAATGTATTTGTAATCGGTTTTAATCCCATACCCGCCGTCTGTCAGTGTCATCAGTCCGTCCCGCACCCATTGCCGGTACGGAACCTTGTCCGTCTTTTCATGTTCCTGCAGGCGCAGTGTCGGCATGAAGGAATGAGACTCCAAAAACACCTGCTCTTTGCCGTCCGCGTTGTCCAGCGGAAACAGAAATGACAAACTGGTCAGATCACCACCAGATGACAGGTCAATACCGAGATAGCATTCCCGGTTTTTCATGTCAGCCATGGCCAGATCGGAGGCGCATTTTGCCCATTTTTCGGCATCAAAAACAGCGCCGCCGGTGTATGTTACCCAGGTATTCAGCGATTTTGTTTCAAAATTTACAAGGTCATCCCCGCCTTTTTCTTTGGCATCTATCGCTTTCTGCGCATATCGTCCAATCATTTCCTCATCCAGCGTGACATCATCTTTCCACAAGTTCAGTGGATTGGCTTTTGCCCAGTTATGATAATCCCAGACGTCGTCATTTTCATCCATCTCAGTGATATAGACAAATTGTGAATCCTTCTGGACAGCGCCGGACAAGATCTTTTTGCAAAATTCATACTGCTTGTAACAGGGGCTGTTCAGGTCAAATCCCGCAGTGGTAATGGCCAGCGTAAGCGCGGACGGTACCTTGATCTGTCCATCCAGCATCAGCTTGTACATCTGGTCTGTTTTATGCGCATGATATTCGTCTATAATGGCCAAAATCGAACGAAAACCATCTGCGGACTTAGTATCACGTCCGATTGCTTTTATGACCGTATCGGTCACTTTCGACCGGATTTTGTGGGCATATTTCGTGACTTCATACAATTCAGCCAGATCCGGATCGGATAGAATGAAATGATATATCTCATCCCAGACAATGTTAGCCTGATCCTGTTTTGTGGCTGCGCAGTAAATATTGCCCATGTTGTACCCGGCAAACGTTGCGTTCATATTGGCTATAGCGCCCGCCAGAAACGATTTTCCGTTCTGCCGGGCTATCTGTATATAGGCCTCTCTGAATCGGCGCTCTTTGCTACGTTTTTTGCGCCAACCAAACAGGCTTCCAAGGATAAAATTCTGAAATCCTCTGGTCTGCAGTTTTTTCGGATGAGCACCCTCCCCGATAGTCAGTTCGTTTGCGATTGAGATAAATTTCTCGGCCTCTCTGACGTCAAAAATATAATCAAAATCCCGGCGCTTCAGATCCCGCAGGTGACGCTGGCAGGCTAAAAATTCCGTGTGCCCGGTCAGGCGCTGTCCGGAAGTGACCAGTTCCGCATAGTTGGTGGTACGGTCAGTTCTTCTGCGGGGCACATTATCCGCCGTCCTTTTTCATGTATTTCATGTATTTGTTGATTTCCCTATCCTCTTTAACAGGAACAACCAGTTTCAGGCGGTCGGTGGTGGACAGCCCCAGTTTCGTGCTGCACTGCATGATGATTTTCGCGTATTTTTCTGCTGCAACTGTTTTAGGATTGACGACATCATACGAGTCATAAGCGGTGACACGCTCAATAGTGTCTCCCTCTTTCAAGACATCTTCGGCATTTTTTTGATAGCGGCTGTATGCATTCGCATAGATTGCAAGGATTCCAAGATCTAGGTTGTCCCACAATTCGATAGATTCAGCTTCTTCGACGATTCGCAAAAATTCTTCTTTTGCAATTTCATCCAGCCACCCGGGGGCCTGAAGCTGCTGGCGGTCCAGTTTTATTTTTTTCTCTTGTACGGCCCGCTCTTTCCGGGCAGCCTTCCCGATTTTCCCTGTTGATATGTCGACTACTTTTCTATTTCTTCCGGCCATGGTTTTTACCTCCTCCCGGATGCAGATTTTATGCATTAGCATTTTTGGCGTTTTTGTGAGAGATTTCGGCAATGTGTGGTTTTTACTGGTGTTTCAATACTTTTCCGACCTCCCCACCCTGGTCAAAATCCCCCGACCGGAACCGGCGGATGCAGTCAAATAATTTTGCCTGCATTTTCGTTTTGCGCTCCGGACCGCGGTCGTACTCTCTATGAATAATGTAATGGGACAGCGGCGATACCCATATCAGATTGCCCAAATCCCATTTGCGTGACGGATCCTCATCAATTGGTATGATATGGTGCGACAGCTTGCCCGTCACTGTTGCACGCTTGATATAGTATTGATACAGATCGAGATCAGCACAGGCAGCACGGCATTGCTCAGTCAGCCACTGCCACTGCGAGGTGTGGTAAAACTCCTTGGAGGTCTGACGTCTGTGATGCTTGTCATAGTATTTTTGTCTGACGGACTCGCAGTGCGGGCACCGTGTAGCCGTGTATCTCATCCCGCATTTTGTGCAGATCTTAGTGTACATATAGCGCCCCATATAAAAAGCACCCACAATCGTGAGTGCTGAATAGTCAGGCCCCGAAGGGCCCGGAAAGGAAATGAATGAACCGTAACAGCGGCAGCTGTTATATATTGAGAGGATATGTCTTGCAGTCCCTGTGGATATCGGTATTCCGTATCCCTGCTGATATGGATTATTGTATCCCTATCTCCTTATCCTCTCAGTATATATATTAACACGGGTTGCTACTGCAATTCACTGCAATTATCATCCACGCGTCGATCACCGCCTTGCATTAAGCTCTGATTGTTTCTGTGTGATCTCCTGCAGCGCGGATCCGTTGAGTTGGAACACTCGGCGGATGGACCAGTGCTGCTGTCCTGCTATGTCATCCCATGACAGCCCGCATATATATCTATCCATCATGATCGCCTGCGTGTCCTGGTCCTCAATCAGCAGGATCAGGGCCAGTGCCCGCTGTCTGTCTGCAGACAAGTCTGACATCAGTCTTGCGATCTGCTCCGACGACTCCCGCAGTCTGGACTCCAGCCTGATAACCAGGTCGCACAGGTCAGAATGTTTGGACCCTGTGATTTTGTCTTTGTCATACCGTTGCCCTTTGACGTCTGATATATCCTGCCGGATTAACATCTGCTGGCGTCGGAGTGCCTGTAGTTTGTTTTGCTGGCAGCGGACGTGATTAAGAAAGTCCTTAACTGTCATCGGTGTATCCGTCATAGTGTCTCCTCCAGCTTATCCCTTATCATACTCACACCCGGGCTGTCCGGAGTCAGATCATCCAGCCAGCTCTCGCCGGTAAGGAATGACTCGATGTCAATCCCGGTGTGATTGCAGATGTTAATCAACAGCTTGAGTGACGGAGTACGGCCGGTCTCCCAAAATCTCCAGCAAACCTCTGTCACCTCCGTCATATTAGCAATCTTTGTGACGGGGAGATCAACTGCCACCCGCAGCAGGTACAGCCTGCGGCCTATATACTCAGTCGTGTACATCTTCCACCTCCATCAACTTTTTCAGATACCATCCTGCTTTTTCCAAATCTTCTTTTCCGTTTTTCACTTTAAACCGCCAGATATATTTCATGCAGTTCCCGGCCAAAAACCCTTCATATCCATTCAGGCTTTCCGTTGCTGCCTTTATTGCATCAATGCATTCCACGTCTCCCTGTGTGTAGTGCGTAGGATGATTGACCGGGTCTGATTGTTTGGTCGGCACAATTTTGTGCCAACCACGACGCGGAGTCTCATCCGACTTTTTGGATTGTGGCCGGTTGTTGTCTGTCGTCGCTAACGGTGTAAGATCTTCTTCCGATGTCCAAAAAGGACGGCCGGGAGCCTCAAACATTATGTAATAAGGCTTGTCCATATACTCATTTGACAGGATATTGATCGCCTTGTGCAGGGCCTTATTTTGTTTAATCATGATTGTCTGGACATCATCCGGCATCCCGATGGCTACGGCCTCCTGCTTTTGTAGCATCTCTACTAGCTGCTCTACCATTTCATCTTTATTCATTTCTCCGCCTCCTTCAACTGTTCGGAATTTCCGAACCATTCAAACACCATAATCCTGTTCCGGCAATCCGGACATACATACGCGGCGTCGATCTTTTTCATGACCTGCCCGCACCTGGGGCAGATCGGCACATTATTTTTCTTTGCCTGTTTAATTCTTTGCGCCTGATTCATTTTCCTAACCTCCTATTCCAGGCCAAAACTGCTTTATCTATAGCCATTCTTCGACTTTTCATGTTACTCGTTTTAAATAATATTTCGGTTGATTCTTTACCATGGCACCGATGAAACACGTATCCGCGGTATCCGACTCTCACCCCGTCGGAATTTAAAACTTCCGCCGCATCGACACTCCACAGAGCCTGCTGGAAATAATTTTCGCTCTCTGCATCGTCAAACGGGAGATGTCCGCAGAAGGGACACCGACAAAGCATGCGGTAGAGATCGCCCCTGCCGTCATCCGTATACATGCGTCCGGTCGGGTCCAATAATTTATTATTCATTTTTACGGCCTCCTAACTGCTCAACTTCTATCAGATGTTTCTCCCTTTGTTTCATGTAATCCCAGGTATCAATCATGATTTGATATAACAGCTGCTGATCGCATCCAGAAAACATATCGTTCATCATTTCTGTAAACATATTTTCTGTTGGCCACGTCTGTGGGCCGATATGCGGGATAAATATATAAGGCCAGCCTTTGCGGGATAATCCGTAATCAGGATTTTCTTTTACCGTGGTCCCACATCCGCGGATCAAAAACAAATAACTGTATAACGCCTGGTCCTGTGTCATGGCTCCGGATAAAATCATCAGCCATGTATCCCAGTCACTCTGTGGCCATGGATCAATGATCACGTTTTGCGCCATTTTGAGCATCTCCGGGCACTGCGTGTTTTGCCTTGCATTCATCTCGCAGCGCTTGAGCATGGCCCACCTGGCCTCCGAAAATGTCATTGTTGTCACTCCTTTCCTGTGGATAACTTGTGTATAAGTCTGTGGATAATTCCTTACCTCTGATAGAGGTAAGGTTTTTCGTTGAAAAACATCCGATGATTACTATGTAAAATGCCTGTGGATAACTCTTACCTCAATAAAAAAACATAGTGATGTATTTTTTTATTAAATTTCTTTTTTAAAAAACAGAAAAACACAATTATCCAAATGTATATATATAAGAGGTAATAGAGGTAATGTACTATATTTATACCCATTTCTATTAGTATTTATCGGATATATCTGCCTTACCTCTCCTCCGATTTTTGAGGTAAGGCTGAGGTAATGGAGGTAATGATAACACGGCATGTTTTGCCTTCCCACCATACCGGCTGCACATTGCGGACATTCCCGCGGCCGTCTGTGGTCTGCGCAATCTTGCCCGCAGCGCCCCACTCCGGCAGCATCTTGTCGTAAGATATCCCCTCATCCTGCATAGCACGCCGGAGCATGGAGGGAAAAATGCAGATTTTCCCGGCTTTGGCGAATCCATAAATCGGAGTGACTGCCGTATGCCCGCCAAACTCCGACGCAAACCGCGCCTCATTGGCCGCGATCCAGTTAACAACAAAATCCCAGGACCGCTCCGTGTCTGACATGTCATGTGCCGTCGGCAGCATCTTAATCACCTGATCCGCCAAATAATATGCCTGATTGACCGCCTCGTCCTGCGGGGTGTCAAACACCCACATCCCTGACAGGATGTCAGCCGTCAGGATCAGTGCCAGCGCATCTACATGTGCGGAGGCGTTGTCATGGTACCTGTCCATGCACCATGTGTGGACGGCGTCCCAGATAGCCCCGGCCGTGTTTTTGTCGCCCAGCAGTTTTTTGACAAACATTTCCCCGGCAAATCCATAGTCCGACATCTGGTGCACCTGCTTGGCCAGATCGTCAGGCATAACCGGATACGTGTTGATTTCCAATATTCTATTTTTCACACCTTTAACGGAATTTTCTCTGGTCAATGGCTCCTCACCATTGGCCATGCCGATCACGCGCCACCATGCAGTTTTCTGGAGCCCGGTTTTTGTCGCCCGGCCTTTACCTTTCCCTCCTTCCAGCATGTACACGACGTATTCCAGATAGTCCTGCTTTTCGCGGCCTTGCCCCGCCACCTGCCGTTCATTGATAGCGACAGGAAAATCAGATAGCAGAGATAACCGCCTCTCAAGTCCGGCTTTGGTCGTCAGAAATGATGTCATCAGACGGTCCGGATCGCCCCAGACTGACATGGCCATTTTCATAGCTGCTGTTTTTCCGCCTCCGGAACTGCCCCAGAAATAAATCATAAAATTGCGCTGCCGGAACAGTGCCAGCAACGGCGCCGCGAAAGACGCAGACAGCAAAAATCTGGAAAATATATGGCCACGCGCCTCTTTGGCCAAAGTCAGCCAGCCGGGCAGACTGCCTGCCTGCTGCATGGCGTCCGTGATGTCTCCCTCGTCATCCATCTCAATTGCATAGTCTGTCTGAGAGGACAGTATAAATTGCTTATTGCCGTCTCTCCAGCCTAACCGGCTGACGGAATATTTGAGCGGGATTTTATCCTGATTGATTGCCTCCAACTGCTGCAGATATTTGACCAGATACTTGGCCGTCTCGGATGATACATTGAGTCCGCAGTCAGACAGCTTAACGATCGACCTGCTGGAGTATACGGTGCTGCGGGACTGAATTGTCCTCCGCCATTGATTGTAATATTTAAAACATACCTCGACCTTTTCCAAATCGGTGTCCAGATTGTACATTCGAGCGGTCAGAACCACCGGCACTCCGGATGCTGTATTTTCTGTCACGGAGCCGTCCGCCCGCTCCTTGTACTCACGTACGCCCGTACGATCAACCACATATCCCGCAGGGATCGTCAGATCAATCGGACAGTCCGGTATCAGCTGGCCGGTAGTCTTAACATGTTTCTGCCCCGGCTCTGCTGCCGGCGTGTCTACCGTCCGAAAATGTTTACGGCGGTAATTGGCGATCGTCTTGCTGAGATCAGACTTATTGACCGCCTTGCCCAGCCGCGCCCGGAACTGCTGATAGTGCACCGGGGACTCTTTTTCCAGCAGTGCAAGGCTGCCAATCACATCCTCCGTGAAAACTGTCTCCGGAGTCGGGTTGGACAGTGCGCGGAGCGTGGCCACGGCGCGGTGGACATGCTCCAGTGCCCATGATGCGGGGCACTTGACCTGGCAGTCGTCGCAGTGACGGAAACCCAGCGTCTTTTGGATGTACTCACAGCTCCGGGGGCTCATGTTGTCCAGCACCTCGGCGATTTTGTCGTCCGTAACGGACGGATCATATCTGACCGGATCAGCCTTGGAGATGTCATGGCACGCCGTAGGACCGTCCTTGGCTCTGGCCAGATTGGATATGGCAGCTACCCACTCATCATAAGTGAGTGTCTTGGCGTCTAATTGGCAGTGCTGCAAAAATTTGCAGTTGGTCAGTATCATTGACGCCGGACCGTCTGTCGGCTTGCGTGTAAATGACTGCCCGCGGTCAGTCTTTTTATCCGGGACCGGCACTGACAATTTTTGAAAAACGTCAATGCCGTACCGGGCGTCGGACTGGTCAATGATCTCACATGCTGCGGGATTGTCGACGTCTTTGAAATTCCATGTGCCCGGCACCCGCAAAACGCGCGTGAGATCAGCTGTAGCGTCAATCTCCCAGCCGTGGACGCTGGCGTTATTGCGTATCAGTTGTTGCATTTTTTGCACCAACTGCCGAACGTCTCTCCAGTTGTCCGGCGTCACATCAATCGGGCGATCCAGCAACCAATAGACATGCAGGCCATGACCGGATGCCACAATAATGGACGGCGGGATGTCGGTAGGCATAATGCCCATGGCATCCTCAATGCTGGCAGGCAGACGGTCCGACTTATGCGCTGCGGAGTCTAATATATCCACGTCAGCCCACAGACAGCCAATCTGACTGATCTCTGCCTGCGTGCCCCGGTGGTTGCTGTCGGCCGGAGTCTTGCGGACTCCGACGGAGCAGTAAACATCATGGCGCGATCCGGACAGCTTTCGTGCGGACTCTGCCATGCCGACGATATCGGTCGTGGCAAAAAAGTGAGACTGCTGGTCCGGCTTGGTCCAGAGATAGGCATATCCATTTGTCCCGGCATAGATTTTACTTAAAAACTCTCCCGCATCTGTCATGTTTTATTTACCTCCTTTCCTTCTAAAATTTTTTTGGCGTCCTCTGTGCTGCGGGCAATCCCCGCCCGGCATCCTGACTGCTGCAGAAATCCCAGCATCTTAACCTGATCATCCCGGACTCTGCCGCGGGCGGTCTTAATCTCAAGCCCGCAGAAAACGGCTATCGTCTGCCCTACCATGTCAGGCGTTATCGTGACCGTACGGAAACCAAACAGGTCAGGAAACCCATTGGGCAGGCCGGTCGAAAACGGCCGGTAATTTTTAAGCGTAACCGTGTCGCGCGTCTTATTGACCACCATCCCCGCCCATGCAGAGCCTACATTTGCGCGAAAGATCACGCCAAGGCGCTGCTGTGAGATGTACACCCTGATTGCATTTTGGATTTCATGCTCGGTCATGTTTCTCACCGGCCAGTACGGACTCCTGCAATGCCTGGCTGATACGCTTTTTGTTTTCCGTCCAGCTTGGGACGCCTATCCGGACGATCTTCCGGCCGGTGCGGTCTGACAGCTGGATGCCCAGCAGCATGTGATCAGTCTGCGGATCATAGACATGTGTTACAAGACTTACTTCCATTGATAGATCAGGATTATATTTCATGGTTGGCACGCATTCTAGACATTTTATTGCGGAAAGTCCTCAAAAACCATGCGTTAAATTCTGCATCTGTCATATATCGGATAATTCCCGCCTGCTCGTCTTCCCACGTGGCTGATCTCCCATCATGTTCCATGTGATGTACAAATCCCGCCTTTCCCATCCGGCGGACACGCCGGGAATATCGGTTATTTATGTTACGCGCAAAATCATCCATTTTATCACGCCCTTATCTTTTTTAATTCCATCATTTTCCTTACCCATCCCATACGGTAGCCACGCTGCAGGGCGATCCTCTCCAGATCAGCCCTGCTGCGGGCACGGCCTACTTCCTGTCGTTTCCGTTTTTTCTCAAGAATCTCTACTGCGTCAATCTTGGCCAGGCTGCCGTCCCGCTCCTTGACTTCCCGGCCGGCAATCGGCGGACAATACCCGCAGTATGGGCACGTCCGGCTGCTCCCCTCCCAGACCTGATAACAGTCCGGGCACTGATGCAGTGGTACCTGTTTTGGCCGGTGCTTTTTTTGTTTTGTCTCCAGCGTCCAGTTGTGCTCCATGTTGGGCAGTCCATGCCTAAAACAATTGCCGACATGGTCAATGATTACGGCTACCTTGTCCGGATTATCCGGATCAGGCCGGAGCGGTCTCATTGACTGCTGTATAAACAATGTGAGTGATGCCGTTGGCCTGGCTAATATCACAGCGTCCATGCCCGGCACGTCAAACCCCTCACCCAGCAGATCCACATTGCATAATATTTTTATTTTTTTCGTGCGAAAATCATCGATGATCTGATCCCGGAGATTTTTTGGCGTCTCTCCGTCCACATGACAGGCCGGGATTCCGGCCGCCCGGAATTGGGCAGCTGTCCTCTCGCTGTGCTCACGGCTTACGCAGTAACACACCGCCTGCCGGCCGGGCGCCAGTTTTTGATAATTTTTGATGATGTCACCGACCAGTGCATCATCATCTACTGCCGCCTCCAGCTCCGATTTGACGTAATCGCCAAACCGGATGTGCACTGATTTGTAATCCGCCTTGCTCGGCGGGGCATAATACTGATATTTACACAGGCTCCCCTGCCCGATCAGAAAATCAACGGACGGGCCAATCAGCAGATCGTCAAAAACATCACCCAGGCCATTGCCGTCAAGTCGGGCTGGTGTGGCCGTTACACCCAGTACGGCTGCCTCCGGATACGCGCCAATGATTGACCGGTACGTGCCGGCTGTGACATGGTGGCACTCGTCGGTGATCAGAAAATCATAATGTCCGATCCTGTCCAGCCTGCGGGAGACGGTCTGCACACTGCCGATCTGCACCGGTGCGCTGTAGTCCGGGACAGTGTTGGCGGAGATTATGCCATGTCGGATACCCATGGCCGTAAACGTCCGGTCCGACTGATCAATCAGCTCCCGTCTGTGGACTAAAAATAAAACACGCCGGCCAACCATGGCCGTCTTGGCAGCCATCCAGCCTACCATGACTGTCTTACCTGCCCCGCAGGGAGCGACGGCACAGACACGCTGGATGCCGTCAGCAAAATCCTTGGCGATCCGGTCAATCAGATCAGACTGATATGGCCGCAGATCGTAGGACATGGCGCATTACCGTCCTGTCCACGGTATGCCGGCCGGAGGTGCTGTGGGCGGCTGCTGCGCCGGCTGCTGAGCCGGCTGCGCGTATCCCAGCGGAGGCTGTGTATACGCCTGCTGCTGCACCGGAGGCTGTCCGTATGCCGGGGACTGGTTGTATCCCTGCTGTGCCGCGGGAGTCTGTGCGTATCCCTGCTGCGGTGCCGGCTGTGATTCGTTTTCAGCGCGCGTATCCACAAACTCAAAACTCGTCATAATGGCATGGAGTGACGCCCGCGGCGTGCCGTCATTGCCAGTCCAGCCCTGCGCCTCCATGTCCCGGACGTCAACGACAATCCGGGAGCCCTTATGAAAATACTGTCTGATAACTCCGCCCTGTTTGCCAAACACTGTGATGTCCACAAACATTGACGCCCGGTCCTTCCGGCCGGCATTGCTGGCCACCGTAAACCGTACGTACTCATCTCCCCCGTTTTTCGGGGTTTCTGCTATTGGGTCTTTCGTTAAACGTCCAAAAATACGTGATGTAATCATAATTATCTATCTCCTTAATTTTCAATTAAATGGAATTTCATTTTTTACGCATGGCGCGCCGACCGGCTTTTTGGGGTTATCAATCACGATCCCGGTCTCTGCCATGTACTTGTCAATCTCTGCCAGCAGCGTCTCCCAGTCCTGTGGGGTTACACTGCTCATCTCCCGGTGCTGCTGTGCCAGCCGCTTGGACATGTATCCGTCAAGCGGATCGGACGCGTCCCAGTGGAGCTGCTGCCAGATGTAGATCAGCTGATCTCTGGCTGTAGGGGCCGGCTGTGCTGCGGGTTGTGGTGCCGGGGTTGCGACAGGTTGAACCTGCTGTAGAGCATGTTGGGACTGTGCTGCGGGCTGTGCCGGTTGCTGTGCTGGTGCGGGCTGTCCCGCAGCGCCCCCTGCGTCCAGCCAGTTAAGCATTACCCGGCCGGTCTCGGTGGTCGGCGTAAAATATCGGCCGTCAAATAATTTTGTGCGGTCCTTACTGACCATGGCCGTATGATTGATACTCAGGTCAAAAACCGTTGTAAACTCATACTCAATCCCGTCTCTCTGGATGGGAGCCATACCTAGTTTCTCAATTTTTTTGCGGCCGCTCCCGTCGGTGACCTGCTCATAGGCAGTCTTGCTCCGCATGGTAGCTATGATATGGCACGGGCTGTGGAGCATCGTCTCTACCAGCTGGTTATGCTGCGGGGTGATCTCCCTCCAAGCGGCCCAGCTGTTGCCGTGGTACTTGCTGTCTGTCGCCTTGCCTTGCTTATCCAGCAGACCACCCTCACCTGACCAGGCGTGAGACAGGGAATCTATAACAATTAGCTCAAACCCCGCCTGCTCTGCTGCATGGATAGCATCGATATATTTTTGCGGATCATATGGAGGCGTGACTGTGAGCGTGCTGTATGGTCCAAGGTCGGCATACAGATCAGCTGATCCCGACTCCGTGTCAATGACAGCGATCTTATCAATAGGGACTATGCCTCCGCCTATAAGCAATGCGGAGTATGTTTTCCCGGCTCCGGACGGTCCGGCTATTGCAAGGCGGAGCTTAGATCGCTTGCGCTCCGCCTTGTGAAATACTATCTGTGCCATTACTGCACCTCCTTTAATTTTTTATATTCCTCCAGCATCCTTTTTAGCTCTGGATCCGCTTTGGCCATCAATTCGTACACCGCGTTTTCCTGCAAGTGTTTCATTCTCTCATCCATTTGTGCTTTAATTTCCGCTGCCCGATGTCGGTCATATTTCCGACGGAAAAAATCATCCATAGTTGCATAACCGGCAATTTCTTTCAAGCCTTTCAAATGCGCGTTAAATTTCCGTACGTCTTCTTCAGGAACATTAGTAGCGCTTATAATTCCGACAGAAAATCCATAGCGCGTATCGCATATAACGTAATCTCCAACACTTAACGCATGCAGGTATGATTTGAATAGGTATTGTTTCTTTTCGTCATCCGGGCCGTCATTTGATGGGAAAATCACTCTCACATATGTATAATTATTCATTTTTTTTATCTCCAATCTGAGTACTGAAATCTAATCCGGCCGGAATATTATTGACAATTCTCATAATCTCGGCCGTCTGCGCATCATTGTGAGCTCGGAATGTGACGGTTATTACTCTCACCTGCGGAGCCGCCGGCGGTGTAAACGGTGCCGGCGGTGTAAATCCCGCAGCGGCTGCTGGCATAACGGTGGCCGCTGGAATAACTGGTGCCGCTGTCCGCTTAGCCGCTGCCTCAATACTGGCCCGGCGCTTAGCCTCCAGCTCAATCTTGCCCTTGATCGTCGGGATAGGATTGCCAAGCAGATCATCGGTCAATATCTCATCCGTGATAGGGGTCGATAATCCATATTGCTGATTAACAGCCATGATCTGCATCTGCCCGACCTCTCTGCGGGATTGCATCAGTTCTGCAGCGTCATCCGCTGCCCGCTGCCTTTGCAAGTCCTCCGCTGCCAGGGCGTCAATGTCTGACATGATATCCGCCCATGCTTGCGTTTTGTTGAGCCATTTAGGATGCTCAATCTCGACAAATGCTTGGTCGATTGTCCGCGTGTACTCCGGCCGGAGTCCAGCATTATATGATTTTTTGATGTACTCTCCAGATATCCTTGCAACCAGTGCAGCTACTCTCCGCTGATCGTATGCATCCAGCTGATCGCGGAGCGGGCTCTCCGCCTGCTGGACGATTTTAAGCAGCTCTTTGCACCCAGCCGCAAAATCGTCATACGGTTTTTTTGTCGTCCTTTTGCCGGATACCTCAAATTTTTGGATTGACGTCCGGACCGTTACGATCTCCCGCAGGGCCTTGCTGCTGTCATCAAGATTGTCATCCGTGACGATCAGTCCTTGATACTTATCGATGTATGCTGCCAGGGATTTTTTGACCTCGTCCCAGTTAACCTGTACAGACAGGTCGGCTGACAGGATTTTGGGCTCTACAAGCACTGGGAGCGTTGATACGGTGTTAGCCTCAGCAGGCACTGTGATCTCCGGGGTTGTGATTATTTTTTTAGTCCTCGTCATCCCCTATACCCCCATCCATTGTTAACCAATTTCTTCAATACCGCCCCGGGTCGGAATTTTGCGGCGGTGTGCTCGGGCACGTCAATCATCTCAAGTGTTTGGGGATTAACTACCGTATGGAGCGGCACTCGCACCGTGTAAAATTTCCCAAACCCCGTGAGGACTACCGGATCTCCGTAAGACAGCGCTGTCTGTATAGCGTCTACCACTGACTGGAGAGCTGTCTCTGCCTGATTTTTGGTGTATCTGGAGTGCTGCTCCATGATTAGATTAATCAATTCTTTCTTGTTCATGTTTTCTCTTCCCTTTCATGTGCTATAATATTGGTGTAGGACCTTCTTCATGCCGGCTGACACTGCAATGTCAGTCGGCATTTCCCTTTTCTCCCCCGCAGAGAGTTACATTTAACTGAATGTCATCTGACTCAAGACTGATTTTTAAGGTGTAACTCTTGTCCTGCGGGACCAGCTCCAGAATCTTCTTGGCGGCTTGGATGTTTTTGCCGTCCGGCCGGAAGTACTCCGGGAACTCTTTGTTGTAATCGCCATAGGACTTACCGATCACTGCCGGTTCCGGAGCGGGCTCTGCTGCCAGTGGTTCCGGCGTCTCCGCTGCCGCATTATTCGTCTCATCAATCACCTCCTTTTCTTCCTGATCTTTTTTCAGTCTCTTTTCGTCGGCCGCTGCTACCCGGCATTTAACAGAGCAGTATTTCTGCCGGCCGTCAGTCGCGATAAATTGTTTCCCGCAGTACGGGCATGTTTTATCCATTTTTTTCTTCTCCTCCTTGCTCAAATACCGATAAAAAATCTTGAACAACTTGCTCTTATGCATCTGATCAATACTCAATACCTCCCGGATCATTACCGGGACTTTTTGGCGTCCGACCTGATGCATCACTATGTCCCCAGCCTTGATATCAGGCTCCGGCTCCCGGACCATAATCACGGTCTCCCGGCTGTTGGCAGAATTGCCACCTGCCAACCCGGCCAGATGCCGGTCCTCAACCGTACTGTATGGCCGCTCCTCAACCATCACCTCACCTCCGGACCGTCAATCCATGTCCAGTCCCCTGTATGGATTGAGTAAAATAACCCAATCATCAGGCACAGAAACGTGCAGGCGACGGCGATAATCGCCATGTCAGCCATCCGCAGCTGGCTCTGTTTTGATGCGATCCACTGATCGCATAATATCTGCGTCTCCCAGTCGTCCAGCTCTGTGCGGTGCTGGCATGACATCAGGCATGCCTGGTCAATCTTTTCCTGTGATTTCATTTTTTTGGCCACTGTTATCCCTCTTTTAGCCCTAACTGTTCCCTGCGGGACTTATCCAACATCTGTAAAAACGGCAACTTACTGTGCCGCGCCGGCATTTTAACGGCCGGCTGCACCCGGTGGGACCGTATCCACTCCCGGGCGTCCTCTACATCAATTTGATAGGCGCCGCCCATCAGTGTTGCCGGGAGCTCTCCGGCCCTGCATAATTTCCGTACCGTCAGTTCAGGCAGGTTCTCGAACTGCGAAAACTGCTTAATTGTCTGATACATCACACTCACCTCCTCACGCGGAATGCTGTCCATCATCACCGGACTCGAATAGATACTCAATATTTGCGTACGGGAACAGGACGCTTTTAATCTTGTACGCCTCACCGTACAGGAACTCACTCTTGCCATTGATCTTGTCGTTGACTGTGGCCTTACGGCAATCCAGCAACTCTGCAATCTGCAGCTGTGTTACGCCTCTGACGGTCATCTCATTTTTTAGATTTTTATACACATTGCTCACCTCCTCATTAGTACGCTGTATCGTACCTTTATATTGATTATAGCACGTCATAACGTACTGTCAATACTATACAACGTATTTTATTTTCGCAATTTACCCTTTGTTTATGCTTTTTTGGCATAAAAAAATACGCTATACCGTTGACAGGGTACGGTATAGCGTATATAATAGATATATAAATAAAGGAGGTGAAAATGAATGGAATCATCAGTCAAGGATCTGATAACAAAAAAGGGCGTGAGCGTAAAAGCATTTGCCCGGCAGGCGGGAATTCCTTATACTACACTACTGGCCATGATACAGGCCGGCATTGATAAATCGTCTGTCGGCAATGTAATCAAGGTAGCCAAAGCACTGGGAGTTGACGTGGAGACATTATCACAAAAAGTCCCGGGACATAATATGGCAGCTATGCCCACATCAGTGTATCCGGTCGTCCCTGCGGGGATTGCAGCCGGATCGCTGGAGGAGATTGACTGCATGATGGATCTCCCGCAGGCGTCAGTCCCTGATATGCTTATGGGGCGCTGGGCCGGAGACAAGAGAGTAATGTTGATGCACGTCAATGGAGACAGCATGGATAATGTCGTCCCGGACAAATCAATCATTGCTGTCCTTACAGGAGTTGAGCGGGAGCAGCTCCGTAATGGTGATATTGTCGTAGCCAGTGACGGTGATCGGACGTACACCATTAAGCGTTTTTACAATGATACAGAAAAT